AGTTAGCAGCAGCGCTGGTGAATCCCGATAGTTCAATTCTTGATATAGGCTCTAGCCGAGGGGATAACATACTACAGATTAGTCAGTATGCAAAAGCAAACCAGCATTATTTTGGTATTGAGATTAGTCAGCCGATGTTAGCAGCTTCACGGAAATTGCTTAAAGCATATAGTAGTAAAGGGCTTGTCGATTTGCTAGAACATGACCTACGAGACGGCTTGCCAATATATGAGGAAAATACTCCAATTAGTATTGTCTGCTCAGTGCTGACGTTAATGTTCATTCCAATGGAATATCGCCACCATGTTGTTGCTGATATTTACAATCTCCTTCCTTCTGGTGGAGCATTTATTCTTGTTGAAAAGTTCCTAGGTAATACACCAAATATAGATAGACTCATGGTAGATAAATACTATGAAATGAAACGAATGAACGGCTATTCAATAGAAGATATAGACCGAAAGAAATTATCCCTCGAAGGGGTACTCGTTCCGCAAACTATGAACAGCAACATAGCTATGCTTCAATCAGTCGGCTTTCTCGCAGTTGATTGTTTTTGGCGATGGATGAACTTTGGGGGGTTGTTGGCGATAAAATGACGCAGACTAACAGCATATCTGTTCTATCAGCCCGTGAATGGTGGACTGAGGCCGAGGGCGACCTGGGCTTGCTCCCTCATCAGGTTCCACCTGATGGCAACTGGGATGTCTGGTTGCTACTAGGTGGTCGAGGTAGTGGGAAGACGATGGCCGGGACGCAATATGTCCTAGCCCATCTCCGAGAATATAAGGGCAAGGCCAGGGTGGGGATAGGCGCACCCACGATTGCAGACGCAAGGGATGTCTGTGCCGAGGGGGTCACGGGGCTGATAGGTCTGGCTCCGCATGAGTTCGCATACAACCGCTCCATCGGTGAAGCACGGCACAAGGACGGCGGCTATGTGAAGTTCCTTGGGAGTGAGGAACCAGCCCGATGGAATGGGCCGCAATGGTCATTGCTCTGGGCCGACGAGCTTGCCCTATGGAACGAGGCAAGCTGGCATCAGGCTCAGTTCGGTTTACGCCTGGGGGAACACCCGAAGGCGATTGCTACCACGACACCTAAGAACCGACAATTTGTCCGTACCCTATCGGAGTCACCTACTACGATAACCGTTAGGGCTACAACTTATGATAATCCGACGCTATCTGAAACAGTGCGGGAAAGACTGCGTAAGCAGTATGGGGACACCAGGATTGGGCGGCAGGAGATTATGGCTGAGTGGTTGGACGATACCCCCGGTGCGCTCTGGCAGACCGAGATGCTGCGCTATATATCACAGGCCGAAGTACCTGACCTGGAGAGGATTGTGGTGGCGATTGACCCTGCGGTTACAGCTAAACAAGACTCGGATGAGACAGGCATTGTGGTCGTGGGCCGAGGGACGCAGGATGACTACTACGTCCTGGCTGATTACAGCGGGAAGTACACGCCTGATGCCTGGGCTGATAAGGCCATCACAGTCTATGAGATACATGGGGCAGACAGGATTATCGGCGAAGTGAACAATGGTGGCGACATGGTGGGATACACGCTCCGCACCATCCTCCCGTCAGCACCCTTCACTGCTGTCCATGCCAGCCGGGGGAAGCGCATCAGGGCCGAGCCGATAGCCGCCCTGTATGAACAGGGCAAGGTCTTCCATGTTGGGGCATTACCCCATCTGGAGGAGCAGCTGGTGTCGTGGACACCTGATACTCCAGGTAGCCCAGACAGGTTAGATGCCCTGGTATGGGGTCTAACTGAATTGAGCCAGCGGGGGAAGCCGAATATCAGGTGGATATACGAATGAGAATACCCAGACTATCGAACCCGGTGGCACGGCGGGTACTGTTTGCAACGGTGGTTGAGATTATCGGGGTGGGCGTCATCCTGTTTGGCCTTTGGGTACTGCACCCGATAGCAGCTATCATCGGCCTGGGTGCATTCTGCATTTTGATAGCACAGGGAATACAACGAGGAGGTAATCAATGACCTTGCTACAGCGTTCATTTCAGGCGATATTCAAGCAGAACGTAGTGCGCCCACCAGTGGCATTGGGTTCTGGCACTGGACTGAACCTGGGTGGCCTGATAACTGGCGACGGGGTATCAAATAACCTGTCTCAGATGCAAGCCATGACCCAGACCTCCTGGCTGTTTGCAGTAGTGGATAGGATAGCTGCCTCCACTGCGGCAATAGATTGGCAGTTATATCAGCGCACCCCGAACAATCAGATGCAAGAGATTGTAAGCCACCCCATTATCGACCTCTGGAATAGCGTCAACCCTTTCTACACAAGGCATGAGTTCATCGAGACAAGTATTCAGCACTTTGAACTGACTGGAGAGATATGGTGGCTGATAGTCCGCAATGGCGGGGGGAAGCCAGTGGAGCTATGGCCCATACGCCCTGACAGGATACGCCCTGTTCCCCATATCTCAGAGTTCGTGGCTGGCTACATCTACACCGTCGGTGCAATGCAGATACCTCTGAGGCGAGATGATGTGATATTCATTCGCCGGCCAAGCCCCATCGACCCTTATCGTGGGATTGGCACGGTACAAAGCCTGTTCCTCGACCTGGGTTCCGAACAGAGCGCAGCGCAATGGACTAAGAACTTCTTCTCTAATGGGGCCATGCCAGGAGGCATACTGCAATTCGATGAGGGAATGAGCGATGCCGACTTTGAGAGGCTGGTATCCAGGTGGAGCCAGCAGCATCAAGGGGTAGCCAACGCCCACAGGGTTGCAGTCCTTGAGCGTGGAAAATGGGTGGACAGGAAGTTCTCACAAAGAGACATGCAGATGAATGAGCTTAGAAAGCTGAACCGGGACATCATCCTTGGAGCTTACGGTATCCCTGCCTCTGTGATGGGTGTGACCGAATCAGTGAACAGGGCCAATGCCGAGGCGGGGGATGTCATGTTCGGCAGATGGATATTGAAGCCGTTGTTGGAGCGAATCAAACAAGCTGTCAATGAGCGGCTGGTTCACCAGATTGACAAGTCACTATTCCTCGACTATTCAGACCCACGACCTGAGAACCGGGAACTCCATCTGAAGATTGCGGACACGGGCTTCAAGGGCGGGTTCCTGACACGCAATGAGAGTCGTTCCTTGCTCGGTTATGGCGAGGCATTAGAGGGAGGCGATGAGTTCATGTCCCCTGCCGCCGCACCACCGCCAACAGAGTTGGCCCTGGAGGATATGGTTCGGAAGGCGGCAAGTGATATTCGGGATGATGAGGTCAACGATGAAGAGGACTCGATGGAGGCTAATTGGGCGAGAAGGTTTCGCCAAGAGCGGGATTCGCTAGTGGCATATCTAGAGGAGGTGGGGTGATGGATGTACGCACCAAGATGGAACTCGATGATATTGACGGGTACGATTGGAACTGGACTGAGAAGTACCTGGACGAGTTCGTGGAGGATTTAACCAAAGCATATATGGCATCCTACGATGCAGAGTTCCCCGATGCACCTCTTGAACGAGCTAGCCCGATTCTTCTGGATGCCGTACAGAGAGAGGCGGCAGAATGGGCTTTATTGCATGGCTCTAAAGAGATTGTAGACATTACAAATCAAACAAGGTTGCTGGTACGCAAATCGGTAAGCACATCCATACTCGAAGGTCAGCCACTTGCCAAGATAATCCGGGCTATAAAGGATGCTCCCGCATTTGATAGGGCAAGGGCGAAGTTAGTAGCTCGCACAGAAACCGCATATGCGCTAGGCGAAGGGCAACTAAAGGCGGCAAAGGTACAAGCTAGAGATGAGAAACATTGGGTGGTAGCTGGGGATTCTGAACCAGGCGACCCTTGTAGTGGATATGAAGATATGGGCTGGATTGATATAGATAAGCCGTTTGACGGTAGATTCTTGCAGTCTGTGCCAGCGCATCCTAATTGCCGCTGCATTGTGAGATACCGCACGAAGCGGCTACATGAAGAGAGTGTCAGGAGAGACTTCCGCTGCCCCGGCTGTAACAGGTTGCTGGCACGGAACGCTGCCACGGGCATACGGATACACTGCCGACATTGCAAGGCAGAGCGAGTGGCATAAAGGAGGGAGATATGTTTTCTTGGATGCGAGAGTGGATGGATGGATTCAAACCGAAGCCGCCAACGACGAAGATACAGTGGGAAGGCTACTGTTTCAGGTGCCGCTGCAAGCGGATAATCGACAATCCAATAACAAAGGTGTGGGGGAATGGTCGTGAGACTCGGCAAGGTAGCTGTGTCTATTGCGGGACGCAAGTCTCCGTGATAAGCGGACAGCGATTGGGGAAGGCATGATGGGAATCAGACCCTGGGTGGCGATGCCTAAAGGTAAGATTCGTGTCTATGACGGGGATACCTTTTACTCCGAAATGCTGGACTGCGGCTGGGGGACGGCGGCAATCAAGCCGAAGTTCCGCATAGCAAGGATTGATACCCCAGAAAAGGGCTGGAGGGCCAAGACTGACCGGGAGCGAGTGCTTGCCATTAAAGCCAAGAAGTTCTTGGAGAAGATGATATTTGAAGCCAGCCAAGTCTTGGTCTACACTGAGGATGGGCGTGGCAAGTATGGCCGCTGGATAATCGAGCTTGTATGTGATGGAGTCAATGTGGGCGATGCGCTGATAGAGGCAGGGCTAGCTAGACGTTACGATGGCGGGACTAAAGATGCAGCACCCTGGTAAAGAAGTGACAGGGATAGACAAAGAGTATCTCGATACATCTATCTCTGTCATACGCCACAGCCACACTGTTCCCATTTCTATTCTGCCCACTTTTCCTACACTGTAGAAAATAGCCCCTATATTGTATTGACAACGAATGACAACATATGGTATACTTACATTAGTTGAGAGAGAGAACCGAAAGAAAGAGCGAGATGAAAGTCACAGTAGATAGCACATATTACCGGAACGCCTGGGGCGTCAGCCCAAAGGGATACGGTAGCTGGATATTCTACAGAAGGAGTAGGGGTTTGGGTGGAGGCGGTGCATGGCTACCAATACGGAGCGCAGATGGCGGGCTGATGAACTACGGCGAGGCAAAGAAGCTGGCAGTGGAGTCTGCGAAGGCCCACGGAATCTCGGAGATTTTCGTTGGAGCGTCTTCCCACCTGTGGTTATAAGCAATGTGCAAGCCTGTTGACAGGTGTTTGCTCTGATGTTATCGTAGCTGCAACTGAATAGCCCAGAGGCCCAACGAGGCCCATTCGAGCGGCTGAGACTGCCTAGCTCTGATGGGCCTTTTGTATTTCCGCAGGAGAGGATGCTTATGTCACACAGGGCGAAGTTTATTAAGGCTGCAACTAAAGTCCTCGACGAGAAGGAAGGGACAATCACTGCGATTGTCTCAACTGAATCGGTAGATAGGGATGGGGACATCATCCGTCAGGATGGCTGGGACTTGAGACATTTCAAGGCCCATCCTGTCCTACTGTCCAGCCACAACTATCGTGGCCTCACCAACCAGATTGGTGAGTGGACACGCATGGAGGTGGTGGGCAAGGAGCTTGTTGGCGAGGCCCGGTACTACATCGGGCAAGGCAATCCAGAAGCCGATTGGGGGTTCTTCTTGGCTGGGCGTGACAAGGCTGCATTCTCTGTGGGTTTCATGCCAGACATGACCCAGGCAAAAGAGTTACAGGGGGACGGCAAAACGTCCTACGAGTTCAAAGCCCAGGAACTACTAGAGGTGTCTCAGGTCACTGTGCCTAGCAACAGGCAGTCGCTCCAGGCCATGAAAGGCATTGGCCTCGACCCTGTTATGGAGAAGCTCGTAGATGAGGTTCTGGACGATATGGAGCCAGAAGGCGAGACATCTATTTCGTCTGACGATACGACACGGCTAGTTCCCGTCACGGATTACGACTTGGCTCTTGCCGAGAAGATAGCCAGCCTAGTGAAGCATGACATCCGCACAATGATTTCGGAGTATCAAGACAATGTGGCTCAGTTTTACCAGGAGTCCCAATCAAGGTGCTTTACGCTCCCAGGTGAGTCACGCAAAGCACCCGATACTGAAAGCATTGTTAGGGACGCAATCAGGGAATATCTAGAAGCATAAAGGAGTAAGCTATGTCTGAAAGTATCCAAACCCAAGCAGAACTGGAATCGCTGCTCAACTCTCCAGGGCGGCTTGACGATTACGTCACCGCCAGGGCCAAGGAAGTTCTTGGCGAGACCGTCAAGGAACAAATGGCTGCAGCATTGAGGGATGGCGCAGTGAAGCGTCCCCCGATGTCCGAGGAAGCTATCACCGAGGGAGCCACCATACAGGGCAAGGAGTTCGGTGGCGGCTGGGTGGGGAAGGACGAGACGAGGATTGACCTAGCCCGTGAAGCCAAGGGGATGGATGGACAGTTCAAGAGCTTTGGCGAGTTCCTGACCACGATGGCCCCAGGCACAATCAGCCGTGGCGGGTTTGATGCTCGGCTCAAGGTGCTTGGAGAATCCCAAGGTGACCAGGGCGGGTTCCTTGTGCCAGAACAGTTCACGGCGCAGCTACTATCTCTGGCCCTTGAAGCCTCGGTAGTGCGACAACGAGCCTTCAGGCTCCCGATGACATCGCTCAATCTGGCACTGCCCACGATTGTTGACACCACCCATTCCACAACGGTATTCGGTGGAGTTCGTGGGTACTGGACTCCAGAGAGCGGAAGCTATACAGCCAGTGAGCCGACCTTTGGTCGTGTGCAACTAACTGCCAAGAAGCTGACCGCTTATACCTCCGCAGCCAACGAGCTTCTTGCCGATTCAGCCATCAGCCTGGAAGCACTCCTTATGAGGTTATTCCCAGCTGCTCTGGCCTATTTCGAGGACGACGCATTTATCAACGGCGTGGGCGGCGGCCAGCCCGTGGGGATTATCAATGCAGATGCGTTGGTAACTGTAGCAAAAGAGACCGGGCAAGCAGCGACCAGTATCGTGGCTGCAAATATAGATAAAATGTACTCAAGAATGCTGCCAAGCAGTAGGGCAAATGCCATCTGGTTGGCGCACCCGGATACACTCCCTCAGATAGTGGCGATGTCCCGGGCAGTGGG